GTTAACTCTTCTTCGACGTACTTTATTGTAGGCTTATCGTTGTCATCGTCAATCGAAAAAAAAGCCGACCAGTATTCAAGTTCAGAGTCAGGCCAACTCATTACCTCAAATACAGGACGGCTTAGATGATTACAAATACGTTTTATCAATAGTAGCGATGGACTACTTAGTATTTCTTTTTTTTTGCCTTCAACCCGCTAGTTAATGGATTAATTTCTAAATAAGCATCCACCAATAACGAGCTTTGTTCATAAGACATTTCATTATAGATACGGTCTGCACCATCATCATCAGGGAATAACAATTCGCCTTCTGTATTTTTGAGTACCGATGCAAGGGCGCAGCAGTTAAGCATTTGCCCTTGTTCATAATCAGGTAATTTACTATCAACTACCTTACTGATTAAGCTGAACCGCCTAGCTGTTTGACCTACAGTAGCTTTATCAATCAGGTAAGATTCAACAACCTTACCTTTCTCATCTTGAATATCTACTTTGATTTGTTTTTCCATATTATGCGCTCGCTGGATCAGTCCATGTTACATCAGTGTTTTGTTTGGCATTGACGGTAAACATCAACCATTCTTCACCAGCTGGTTCATCCATCTCAAAACCTAATGTTTTAATGGTGAATACCGCAATCGTACCAGTACCCGTAGCATCAGGTTTATCTGGAAACTCAATCTTGATAAGCATACTTTGATTCAATTTAGCAGCATTACGGAATGCTTGCTGATCTGTATCTGAACCAACATATTGGCCTTTAATACTCTTATCAGGGGCATCTTGTAAACCAGCACCATATTTTTTATTGGTGTCGGATAATGTGGTGGTTTCTTTTGCTTCTGACATTAAACCAACACCACCGATATTCGTAATTTTAGGAATAACAGTGTAAGCAGGTGTATCTAAATTTAAACTAAAACTTACAATCGTTCCAGCAGCTAACTTTGCTTCATTTGACATAATTTAACCCTCATAGGTTTGTAGATCTATTGTTGAACGGTAAAAACCTTGGTCAATATCTGACTGGGGATCACTATTCCTGTAAATGACAAAAACCCGCTGGAATTCATCAGTAGCTGTATTATCAATCGTTTCTATTTCATTTACAAGTGTGTACATATCTGTTGAATTTTCACAAATCAACGATAACCGCCATGTACAGTATTTATTTGTCTTACTACCGTCAAGAATCCGACTAAAAGCATGTGTTATGTCAACAAAACTTATAGCAGGAAGTTCCACACCTTCGGGTACAAAATCCCGATACACACTACATGAAGCAACAGAACTAAGTAAAGAATAAAACTTTTCATCATTCATAATTTGTCTGTCTCTTTTTTCATGTGTTTCAATATTGCAGGTGTTATTTTTTTGTTGTTAGCATCCCAAGCTGAACTTAAAAACGGTATAGGTGCAGAACCTTTATGCATCATTCTACCTTGTTTACCTTTAGCTGGTCGTCCTCTTGGACTTTTTTCAGTAGGTAGTTGTTCTAACCTTACACCAGCTACAGTCGAATGCGGCCTTATCCCATGCTCATACATATATGCTAATACAGGTGCAGGTAACCGTCTGTCTTCACTGGCGGTTTTACGCGACATATCGTAGATACCGACCGAACCGTACACACCACCATCGTCACCTATTTCTGCAGTATGCGATACAGATTCAACCATTACACCCGTCATATAACCTTTATTAAACATCATTGTAGTGTTGGATCTCATTGCAGAAGCAATGGGTGCTAATGATTCATCAATACTTTCTTTAACACTTAAATTAATACCATCAGAAAAATTATCCCACAAATTTGATATGTCTTTAAAACCGCTGGCTGTTAATGACATTTTGATAGCCATTATACTTCCCTTTGGGCTGTAATAATCATCTGTAGGTTATCATCAGAAGGTCGAATGCTTTCAACCGAATATAATTCACCTTTCCAGTCTAAGAAATGTTTGTGTAATAGTCGAGAATCATGTCGAGCAATGATCGATACATACTCGTTACTAAGGTTTACACCAGCCTTAATCAACTCAGAGCCACTTAACACTTGCACGTTACCTCGCATCTCAAATACAAGAGTTGTGACTTTAGTATTACGACCTGTCGAGTCTCTAACGTTATCCATAGACTTAACAGTTAGTTTATGTCGCAATCTACCAGCACTGATCATACAATCTCAATCTTAGTAGTTTTTAACAAGTTTAACGCACCCATAGGCAATTCGTTCATTTTATCAACTGCAGTGCTTTCACGGTTAGCATATAAGTCTGCGACAATGATTTTACAAGCTTGTTTGACCATGTGAGGTACTTCATTAGCAGAATAACCAGCATTAAACACCACTGTCACATTGGCATAAGGGTCAACACTTACATCTTTGAGTGTTAATACTTCTGAATACTCATTGAATTCGTATGTGACCAATTCATCACCAGCCATAACCGAAATTATTGAATTGATGGGTGAATAAGGTAGGTAAAGCGATACTTCTTGAGCTACAAATTGACCTGTGACCAAACACCTACTAAATAAACGATTAGTAGCACGTTCACACATATCAGAGGCAGCTTGTATTAATGTGTTTATATAATCATCATCATCATTGAAGTCTACAATGTTTAACTGATTTTTAGCCTCGTCCAAGGTTAATATAATTAATGGCTCAAGGCGTGTGAATTTGGTAAACATTGTAATCCTCTTATAAAAAAGGCCAGTGGTGTTACCCACCAGCCTGATTACTTCTCGGAGTTAATTAAGCACCAGCAGTAGTTGCAGCACCTATGATGATAGCATCATTTTTACCCACAATTTCAAAGTATTCTTTATTTACTTTGACGATGGTAGAACCATCACTTGTGTAAGGGTCTAAAAGGATATAATCAATATCACCAGCACTAATGTAAAACGCAGAATCCAACTTACCGAAGATAAGGAAAGGAGCATTAGCTACGTTGAAGTTAGGCATATAATCGTCTAAAACTACAGGGTAACCATTGATGGACATTGGTTGACCCATATAACCAGCAGAAAAAACAGGATTATCGTTAGCATCACGTAATTTTTTGAACTTACCCAATGTAACTCTATTCATGTACCATTTAGCACCAGCTAGATAAGCTGTTGGCAATGCTGTTTCAAAGTCAATCAACCAATCAACAGTTGCTTTATCTGTAGCAGGAAGTCCACCAGAAACACCTGTACCGACAGCAGGGTAGAAGTCTGGGTTACGTGCGCCAGTACCAGTTGTAGGTTTAAATGACTCACCTGTAGTATTGGTAAGGTTTAGACGGTTACTAGACAGGATACCACGCATGTTTTTGCTGTTACCATTACCGAATAGGATTTGGTTAACAACATAACGGCCTACTTCATCATCCAACAAGCGTAACAATTGACCATAAAGGTCTAAGTCGCTACCACTCATGGCTTCATCAGTAATACGAGGTTTAGCATTGATTTTAGCTATCTGGTTAACTACTTCTGCGTAACTTTGCACTTCAGTTTCAGAAATGGCAGTACCAGCAACATTCTCAATACCTTGTTGTACAGAAGGGTAAGAGATCAACACTTCTTCACGTAGGCTACGAGGCATATTGCGCATACCAACAGCACCCATAATTGGGTAAGCTTCACGCGCACGTTCAGTTACTTCGCGAGATAGAACTTGGTCAATAGACTCTAAACCAACACCAGTTCCAGTAAGGTTCAAAGCAGCCTTAACATGGTCAACGACAAACGATTTAAAACGACCAGTATCTTTACCTGACTCATCTTTAGCACGAATAAACGAACCAATAGCAGTTTTAACAGCAGTTTTAAGTTGTAATTCTTGTGCTTTGGTATCTAAAACCAACTGTGGCTTGTTACCTTTAACTTCAAGATCAGCAATTTCGTTCTTTAACTCGGAAATGTCAGCAGCAAACTTGGCTTTTTGAGCTTCGCTTAGTTGCTTTTCAGATTTAAGTTCAGTAGTAATTGTGGCAATTTCTGATTCAATAGAAACATTTTTGACACGCAAGTTTTCGTAATTTTCTTGTGCTTTCGCAAGCAATTGTTCGAGATCCATAATAGGACTCCTGTAAAAAGTTAATAAAAATAAGTAATGTTAGTCACTGTATCTCACAGTCTTTTCACAGTATCCCACTGTTAGTTAAACATAGAGTATTTTTTAAGTGAACTTAAGTCAAGTGATGATTTTATACTTGGCTTATATACCGAGCATATCATCATCGCTTGCTTTCGAGATAAACCACCTTCACGCAACAAACGTTCTAGTTCTCTTACTGTAGGGAATTCACCTTCGTCAAAATGTGATTTTATACTCTGTAGAGTAGATTCATCATTACAAGCAAAATTAACAAAAGAGATTTCTTTGACATCTATTTCGTGTAACTCATTAACTTGTTTTTCTCGATTCATTTTCTCTTGGATGACATTGTAGCCAATAGAGAATTTATTAATGGCATCATCTTTAGCCAAAACATACAAGTCTGAACCTGCCGCTGTTTTAGACAATTTACCTTCAAAGAATAAACCCTTACTATCTTCTTCTATTCTGTGTATTTTACCTACAGGCATGGAATACGCATCATGTGACCACAACAATGAAGGTGTAGTGCCATTATCCTTATGGTCATTTATACTCTTGGTATAACAACCATCCATAGCCACATCTAAGGCTTTATCCACTACATTTTTTACATTACCGTAAGCAGTGAATGACATATCATCCCCTTGACTTTTAAACTGGCAATCCATAAATAATTTATTCATCGGTTTCGACCTCTGTGTTTTCGGGTTGTTCATTCGCGGTATTTTCCCGCTCCAAGGCTGCTGCTTGTAATTTTGGTATGTCGGTTAATAAACCGAAGGTGAGATTGTTTGTATCAATTGCGAATACATCACCACCATCAACTTTGTCACGTCCTAAATCTTCACGACCCTCATTCAAGCTTATTAAACCAGTCTTGATTTCAGCGGCAATGGATTCAGCCTGAGACTTGCGATCACCTCTTGTATATTGTCGTACATCTATCTCCACAATAAGACTTGTGGGTAGTATATTATTTAATGCGTTTTCAAACTTAGTGATTAACGGCACTAACGAATCACGCAAATAAGATTTATTATTTTCTTCAAGGCTATTATACTTTTGCGCTTCAACTACACCTACACGCGAAGGCGGTACTCTAAACACACCGCATATTTGTATTCGACTGAATACTCGTTGTTTAATTAATTCGCTATCAGCAGGGGATAAACCCATCGCCTGATATTTTAACCCGTTTTCCAACACAGCAGTTTTGCCAGAATTACCAGCACCTCCATGAGTCTTACCCCATTCATCTTTTAATCGCTGTATAGCTGCACCATCTTTAAATATGGCATCTGTGGTGAGTACACCAGATGGTCTTGCACCTTTCTCCATTAAGCTCGCTATGTGTTTCTCTTGGCTTACAGCCACACCTATGGTCATCGCGGCAGCAGATATAGGCGATAAACCCTCATATCCATTTAAGCTGTTTAATTTGATGTGAATAAGGCTATTACCAGCAAACTCGATTTTAGGTTTACCATCATTAGTAGAATACGTGTAATACACTCTACCATTGGTATCCATTGCTGGACGGATATTAGTTTGAAACCTAAACGGTATTAATTCAGCAATGTTCCCAAATTTATTAAGTACAGGTAACATATAAAAATTACCGTACAACTCCATATTTGTTACATACATTTCCATCAGGTCTTGTGTGGTCATATAGTCGTTAGGTTTCATTGAGAAGATACGATGTTCTCTTGACCCACGTTCTAATTTTTTACCACTACGTTTAACCAACAACGGTAATTGACCCAATGATTCAGCTTTGTCACGAATACACGTATAAACAATATCGGTATCAATAGCTGAAACAGGTGTTACATTTACACCTGCATGTGTGTTATTGCTTCCAAACATGGGGATACCAAACTCATTTTCATATTTGCTAAGTAAACCCTTAGTTTCCATCAATTCAGATTTTACGGATTTAGATGCAAACCAATTTGAAGGATTAATGTTTATACGCATAAAAGTTCTCTGGTTTCATAAGGGTTTACATCCGCTGGTTCTTGTAAAGTAGCGCAAGAAAGAGCAATAATTGTAGCTACTAATGGGTCAATCTTGTCCGTCTTATCGTTCTCACGGACTACTTTAACATTATTTTGCTCAGTAAATTTTGCTATAGCACATGTACAAGCAAATTCAAATAGTAAATCATTGTATCTGAATGTGGCCTCTTTAATCAATCCCTCTAATTTTTTAGCGGGTTCGGACATATTGCCTGTACCTTGTGAAACAGATACCATCGGAAAACTATCACTTTCAATTAAGTCTTCTGATATTTCTTTCATGTGCCAAGGATCATACCCTAACATTTCAACGTCAAAATACTTAAAGGCCCATTTAATAATGTCTTTGACTTGCTGGTCACGTATAGTATTTGTATCAACTAATATTAACACACCTTTGTCTACAGCCTTACGATAAATTTGTTTTAGGTGGTCTGTGGCTTCTTCCATTGTCTTTTTGGGTAACAGATGAACATAGAAACAATCAGCCCCATACATCTCGTTAGGGAACAGCAGGCACAGTGATGTTAGATCGTGAACCCTAGATCTATCAATTCCACCAAAGCATTTTTTACCACCATAGTCACCGACCACCTTGTCAAACTTGCATTCATTAACTTCATCCATGTTGAGCCATTTATCGTAACCAGATACAAACAAATTTAGATGCTTGGTTAGAAAGTTTATTTTCTCCTCGCTGGATAGTTTAGCTTCGATACACCTATCTCGCATATAATCTAAACGAGGTTGATATCCTATGGCTGGGTTAGCTTTTATCCATACATTTTCGTCATCCCATTTATCACCTTTGTCTACCTCGTAGATGGCGTAGAAATAAGCATCTTGTTCAATCACTCCCGACAACACAGATTTACCAGCTTTGTTTAGGTCAGTGCATATTCCATCAAGCACAGTTCCAGCAGTAGTAATGGTGAACATGAGTCCTTCTGGTTGCGCACCAAAAGCAGATACCATTACCCCATATAGATTTCGATCCTTGATTGCATGGCATTCATCCAGATTTGCTACAAGCGGGTTTTTCCCATCCAGTGTGTTACTGTCCGAAGCCAACGGCATAAAGTGGCCTTCTTTACTGGGCATCAGTATATCGTGTGTTCGTGCCTCGAATATGGTTTGCAATCGGGGAGATAACTTAATCATAGTATGAGCGGCAGACCATAATTCTTTAGCTTGGTCTTTCTTAGTGGCGACCGAATATGCTCTTGGTTTGAAATAACCAGACTTGTACATGTAGTACAATGTCAGTCCACCAGCTAATGTGGACTTGCCGTTTTTCCTACCCACTTGAACGTATGCATACTTGTATTTACGCAAACCCGTATCGGTAACCTTCCAAGCTACAAGACAGCATACAATAAATATTTGCCAAGACAGTAATGCTGTAGGTTTACCCACTTCCTTACCATCAGTGATAGGTATAAATTTAAACCATAGTACAACTGACTTAGCAGCTTCAATATCAAAATAGACATCAGTCCTATTTAAGTCAGTTAAATGACGTTCACAAGCTTTTCGTATCCACTGCCCAGCTTTAATGTGACCATTCACAACGTCATGCGCATACTTATGACACCACCGATAATCCTGATCACCTTGCACTAGGTGATCAAAAGCGTACTTACTGTCTGCTGTTATTGCCATAAATATTTACACATCATCAAAACCATCATCCGAGTTATTACCCGCTGATAATACCTTACCTCGACTGGTAGGTGTCATTTTGAATTCCTTTAGATAGAAACGCACAGCAGCTTGGGCATCTTTCAACACGTCCAATGCAGGATTACGTTTTAACACCATCTTACGATCCCCTTGGTATTCCATGTTCATACCATTATTAGCAATAGAATAATTACAATCATCTACTAATGCCATGTTAAACGCCAACATACCTAACCCATAAGTATCAACCGATTGTATAACAGTTCCATTGTCTTTTATTTGGTCATACATTGATTGATAATAAAATATCTGTAATTCTGTTATTATAAAATTCGGGTAAGCATCCCTTATACCGAATTTTGTTCGGTCAATTATAGTTCTTGCATACTTTTCTTCGGTGCCTTCGCATTCGTCAGCATATTGTTCTGTTGCCCTAGATAGTTCTGGCAATGCAGGTGATCCCATCATCATTCCTCGTCATTTAATGTGTGTTTTT